TTTGTATCTAGTCCATGACTGATAGGGTCATTGTATAGGAAGCCCCAATAGTGCTTACCAGGAAACAATATATCAAAGTCTGTTACAGGATTCATAAGAGCCTTGTATAGAGATGGCGTCAGAGCACCTTTTCCCTGCCTTGCCTTTATTATCTGCTTAGCCTTAGCATCACCTATACCTTTGATGTTAGTAAGTCCACCTATCAACTTGCCTTCTTTAGCAGACCATTTCATTTCTGATAAGTCAGCATCAACTGCTACATATTCAATACCTTCATTCTTTATCAAATCTCGCAGGAGTTTAACTGCGTTATTAACATCAGAAGCATTGTTAAGAGATGCAGTGGCGAATTCAAGCGGATAGTTAGCCTTGCAATAAGCCGTCCAATAAGATACAAGCCCATAACTAACAGCATGAGACTTATTGAAAGACCAAGAACCTGAGGCAGATATATCAGTCCAAAGTTGCTGAGAGTCGGGTTCACTGTAACCATTTGCTAATGCTCCTGTTATGAACTTGTCTTTGTATCTACCAAAGAATTCATCACCCATAGATTTGGATGCTGCCCTTCTCAAGTCAGATGTATCAGCCCAAGATAGCCCACCAACCTTTCTAGCTATCTCCATCATTTGTTCCTGGTATACAACAATGCCAAAAGTATCTTTTGTAATCTCTTTGTGTATATCTGAATAGTAAGTTGCAGTGTCCTCACCTGTGCTATACTTGATATACCTAGCAGTACCACCAGAGTTAAGAGCACCAGGTCTAGCGAGTGCAGTAATTGCAGATATGTCATTGAAATTATTAACTCCCATTTGTTTTACAATCATCTGTAAGGCTTGCCCTTCAAACTGAAAGACTCCTGTCAGCCTCATGTCATTGAATAGCTCATAGGTTTTCTTATCATCAAGCGGAAGTGTATAGAATGCCTTGAAAGGAAAGCCAACTTGTTCCGCTACATCTTCAAGGATTGAAAGAGTCCTGAGCCCAAGGCAATCTATCTTTAATAGATTTATGTACTCAGCATCTTTCTTATCCATCATGATAACTTCATCACGATCATTGAGAGAACCATAGTTGCATAGCGGAAGTGTTGAGACCAATATTCCTGCTGCGTGTTTTCCTGCATGAGATGCGTGGTCTTCGATATATTCAACGAGAGCCATCTTAGGATATGCAGCAATAAAATGCTTGCCTGGCTCTGTTGTCTCAAAGGTATCTTTGATACACATAGCTGCTCTAGCGTCTCCTGAGCTTCTTTCGATAATGGCATCTTTAACCCCTGTAGTCTCATAAGCAGGTACTCCAAGAGACTTAGCAAATTCTCCAATTGCTGACTTTGCTTTGAGCCTATTGATGTTAGCGAGACACATAACTTTATCTCTGCCGTATTTGTGTTTGAGATACTTAATCGCAACTTCCCTCTTGGTGTCTGGAAAGTCGATATCAATATCTGGCAAGTCGAATCTATTGACATCTATGAACCTCTCGAATATCAAATTGTGAATAATTGGATCAACCTCAGTAATGCCCAATAAGTAACAGACAAGACTACCAGCGGATGAACCACGTGATGGACCAACAAGCATTGTACGTTTAGCATTCTGTATAAGGTCAGCTACTATCATGAAGTAATCAACATAGCCTTTTTCTTCAATCAATCTTATCTCATACAATAGTCGTTCAGAGTATTCATCAGTCCAGTTCTTTACTTTCTTAGCACCCTTCTGGCAAGCTCCAAGTATATCATTATTACCAGACCACTTAACCATATCTGCTTTTTTAATCTTAGCAGTATATGAGTCAGCAACCTTGTAAGTATTTGCAACTGCATTATTAACATCATACTCAAGTCTCCATTCTTTTTCTGTAAGTATATGTTGCGGATAAGTACAATTTTCAAAATTGTAGCTATAGCTATCTCCATTCTTTCTGGCACCAGCAAGTAGTTCATAAACTTCTCTGTCTTCTATTGATGGAAAATTATTATTCACCATAGCAATTGGATTACCACCTCTGTAATCTTCATAGCCAGGTCCAACTGCTGTATAATCAGCAAAGAGATTTTCATCATAGTTAGGTGCTATGGTGATTACATTATCACTGATTGATATTACATCTGATGTATTCAATCTAGGTATATAGTAAAATTGGGCATAGGCTTTCTCTACCAGTTTATAAATCTCTTTTAATCCTAAATCATTCTTAGCAATGAATACCCAGGATGTATTGCATGTTCTTTGCTTAGAGTCATCAGGAAGAACATGAAGCCTTACTCCATAGATAGGAGTAAAGCCATGCTTCTCTGCCTGTTTAAATAAAGGGATATGACCGTATGTATTATTCAAATCTGCTATCCCAACAAAGCCATTCACGACATACTTGTGGATGTCTTTCATATGGAGATAGCACTTCTTGAAAGAATACTCAGTCTGAAGTGCTATGTGTATCATTTATAGTATTCCTCTTTTCACTAATTCTTTATAGCAACGGAACAATGGCATAACATCATTCTTTGCCCTGTGAGCATCTGGGAATCCTTCATTGAACAATAGCTCATGAAGCCTAGTCAAGTTCAATCTGCGTTGCTCAAAGTGCATTGTCTTCTCAACAGTACATATATGCTCTACTGGCCATGGGAAGTTAAGCACCTTACCACAACGATGTAACTCATTAGCTACCATACTTTTATCAAAAGCCAGATTATGCGCTACAAGTCGATTAGCACCTGTAAAGAATTCACCTAATGGTTTTGCTATCTCCAGGAATGAAGGAGCATCCTTTAGAATCTCATCAGTGATTCCTGTTATCTTTGTAATCTCCGCTGTGATGGGGATTGGAGGCTTGATCAGACTTTCAAATTCATCAATAGCAAGTATCTCACCATTGCCAGACTGAAGAACCTTCAGACAGAATATCTCTGTTATGTAAGGCTGTTGCTTCAAATCATTAGCAGAAGGCTTGATAAGACCAGTTGTTTCTGTATCAAATATAATTGTAATCATCCTGGATACTCCAATTGAATTAAAATGTTTAATAAGTGAATTGCTTTTTCAATATCTTGTTTGCCATTTTTAAACTTGTGTCTTGACACATACTTAACAACTGCTGACTCTATACCACCCATATTATTAGCGTGACAGAATACAACAGGTTGTATATTCATGTTCTTGTAGTGATTGCCACCAACCTGCGTATCTAGCGGAGCAATTTCCTTTTGTGGCAAGCATTGGTGGCACATACTTGACCAATTGCCATGTGTACATACATCATCTCTCATACTATAATACCCTCATTTTTAATTACATGGTAAGCTCTATCATCATAGAAAGCATCAAATTCTTTTTTCTTTATTGCAGTTATCTCAAGGTCTGGAAGCCCAACCTCCCTTAGCCACTTAGATATGTGATATGCTGCATCAGGGGCTTCACTAGTAACAGATACCCTTGCTGTAAATATCTCTACATCATGCCCCTGTTCTATCCATTCTTTTACTTGATCAACCATTGGTTGTATTGGAGCACCTATGTGCTCATTTCCTCTCCAATGATCATAGTGGGCTAATGTTCCATCTAGGTCTACTGCTATCTTACTCATCTTCTTTGTCTCTGTAGTCAAGGCTAAGTTGTATTGGATCAGGAGTGTGAACCCATGGTTGTACCATTCCTTCTACTATCTCAACAGACTCTATTACATTGTAAGTTAGTTTTCCAATTGATATATTGGCACCTCTTACTCCATGTGTTATAGATTCAATTGCATCTATGTTAATTAGAACTGGTAATTTAGATTCAGCAAATGTCAATTTAATAAACATATTATTTCCTCAGTATGTCAATTTTCTTTAAAAGCATAGTAATCTTGTCTGTTCCTTCATATGTATCAATGATGTGACTCTCCAATACTTTGAGAGCATCAAACTTCTGATCATGAAGGAAAGGCTTTGCCCATGGATGTACTTCAATCACTGCCTCATACATAGCATCCATCACAGAGCGGAATTCTGCTTGTGTTCTAGGTGATGCCCTTGAAGCTACTAACTCAGACAATGTTCTAAGGTTATACTTAGCAACAATGTTTGTACAGATGTTAGTTGGCAATATACCTCTAGCATCTTCAACTGCTGCGCCACCTTCAATCAACTTCTGATACTCTTCATTTATAATCTCCATTATAGCATGGTACTTATAATTAAGGTCAGGATTGTTTTCAATGCTTGGACCAGTTACATATTCAAATCCACTAACATCAAGCATGCGCATTGTTTGTTGTGCATAACTTCCTTGTCTATTGCGAACAAACTGATGAGTGAATGCTCTGCTAACTCCTTCAATTATGAATACATAATCTACAAACTCCCAGCTAGACTTTATAGTGTTAACCATATAGTCAAGTTCCTCTTTCTTCTTCTCAGGAGTCCAACTTGATATTTCATCAAGTAAGAATGGAGACATCTTCAGTCTAGTATTCTTTGTAAATAGTAGTAAGTCTTCAGCATTGTTTGTGTAAGATAAAAGTTTTACTTTCATAATCACCTCGAATAGTTATCTGATAGAATCATTTTGTGTATTACTTTTAAATCATTTACAACATCATCCATAAGTATCTGACGATGAGTGCCCCAGCGACCTAGTGAATATATATTATGCTCTTGCGTAGCATATTGCATAAATTTTTTAACTTCATTGCCATCACATGGAATTAATTTGCCATGCTTTGTCTTGTGCAGCTGTGGAGACAAACTCAATGAGCTAATCTTAATGCCAAAGTCAATATACAGGAAGTGACATATGTTATAGCTGATATCATGAATGCCACCCCACTTGACAGGGTCTTCACAAAATTCCGCTATGACGCTACTTCCAGTAATGGATAGCCTATACAAAGGCAACTGAGGGTTTGGATAATATACAGTCTGGTATATATCACAGTCAACAAAGTCTGATATGTTGAATCTCATTGTCCATATCTCTTTTGTCTTCAACTCTGTATCCAAGCTATAGCCAATCAAATCAGCCAATGCAGTTACTGGCATGGTGCTGATTATAATTTCACCAGTATTGAAATCCAAATTAGATACATCAGTATTGTATTCAATATTCAAGCCATTGGATAGTTGCTCGATGAAATCTTCAGGAGCTATAAATCTGTCACAAGTTTCAAGCTTGCCCATTGAACGCTCTCTGATAGCACCAGATACCTTTTGAGAATACATATTGTTAAGATGCATATTACTTTCAGTAAGATGCTGCTCTTTATAGTTAATCATTTTTGAAACACGAACTTTCTTGAATGGTATTCCAGTAAGCTGAGACACAGCATCACTGCGGAATCTTAATAATGCTTTATGGTTGTTTGGGAGACTTGGTTGCTTTTCATAAATCAAAGGATTCATGTGCCTAAAGTGTTGACCTGCTAACATGCCTGACATGCCTGCGCCAATTATAATCATTTGGAGTATTCTCTGTTTTGTTAATTGAAAAAGGAGGTTTTCACCTCCTTTAATTTGTACATCTTACGCAGCGTGGATTTGGCTCGTTAGCTTCCAAATTCCCATGTAGTGTGAAAGATGGTTCTTAACATTGTCTGAAGTTGCAGCATTTCCACCTTCTCCCATGATGAATGCTTTTGCTTCTTCTTCAGTGCGAGGTTGTACCAAGTAGTCATAGAAACCACCAGCAAAACCTACACGACTACCACCTTGACCTTTTGGCTTGCTATAAACTTCCAATTCATTCTTCTTAGCATATGCACGGATAAGTGCAGCAGCTGAACGATCAGTACAACCTTTAACAGCTTCCATCAGCTCAAGAACAGCTGCATCAAAATCTTCTTCTTCAGCAAATGACTTGCCAGCAAGAGTGTCTTCAACAAGCTCATTACGGTCTGATTTAGAG